GAATAAAAGCTATAAGGATCATCCCAGAGCCAAAGCCAGTCCGATTGATGCGCCACCTGCCCCTGCTTGGTCGGTGGCCCACCCCAGATTTCCATTCCCATCGGTTTTGAGCAGCTGGCCTTGGAGGCCATCTACCGACGGGAGGGTCCAGGTCACGTTTGTTGTGACAGCGCCTGGTCCCCTCAGCGCAACATAGTGACTGCTGTCGGCGTCCATAAATTTCAAAGGAGCCTGTGCGCCTAGCTCAATGTCCCCGGTAAAGGTGGGGCTAGCGGTAGTGGCGTAGTTATTGAGCGTAGAGGTTGTCGCGTAACCAGAAATACTCGCGCCACTAGGAATAGTGACCGTGCCAGTGAAAGTTGGGTTGGCGAGGGGTGCTTTGGCGTTTAGATCTGATGCGGATGGAATGCCCGAGACGCTGAGGGTTACGTCACTACCTGAGTTGTCATAAATCAGGGAATCTACTTTTACTGAGCCGTAAGCCATCAGATCACTTTCCAGGTTGAGTTTGCAGGCACAGTCACTACGATTCCGTTACCTACTGCCACCGGTCCAACAGATAAGCCATTGTATCCGCTGGTCAGTTGTGTATTAGAAGTTATTTCTATTTTAGATTGCAGGATTGGCCCAGATGGTCCGCCACCCGAGCCAATTTCGACGATTGATTCAGTTCCACTGACGCTCTTTTTAAGGAAGAGCTTTCCATCCGTGGTGTTAATCCCAAGCTCACCCAGCTCAAGCTGAGAGGTTGTAGGAGCACGCCCCGCGACGGCAGAGCGGATGTGTTTAACAGTGGAAGCCATAATCTAAAACGATCCACAATCGATCTCGATGTTGTCGATGGTGTTACCAGATCCGGTGATCGCAGTGTTGCTCATCACTCGGCTGCCGTTGATCACCTGCACACCACCGATGCTCAGACCACCAGTCGTCACGTTGATGTTCTGATTGAAGGTCCAAGAGTTGGTCGAGTTGACCCACTTGATTTCATAGTCGCTTGCACCTTTAAGGGTGATGCCACCACCGTCGGCTGTGGTGTCAGTAGGGGTGCTGGTGTTACCCAGGACAATGTTGCGATCCTCTACAGCCACCTCAGTAGTGGAGAGAGTTGTGGTCGTACCGTTCACGACCAAATCACCATTGACCGTCAAGTCGTTGGAGATGGTGACGTCGTTTGGCAGCCCGACAGTCAGTGTGCGGCTAGCTGAACTCGAACCGACTTCGACTTCGTTATTGGTTCCCTGAATGGTGACAGTCTCGCCCAAGTTGTTGGCGAATGACGTTGTGCCATTCGTGAACGTCACACCCTGATTAGCCAGGGATGTGTTGGGAATACTGCCGAGCGCAAAGACACCTGTCGAGCTGTTGTAGCTCAGGCCTGTGCCAGAGGTGACGCTGACAGCATTTCGTGCTCTGGTGTCGGTGTAGAAGAGGTTGTTGACCTCAGAAATTACATCCGACGTGATGCCCTGCAGTGTGGCGCTACCCAGCGACACGGTGCCAGTGAAGGTTTTATTTCCACTGATCGTTTGGTTAGTGCTGAGGGTTGTGTAAGCCCCTGCCCCGGCCACAGCTTCAATGCTCGTAGCATTACCACTGCCATCGTCGCCATACCCGTAGAACAGGGTGTTTGTCGCCGATACTTCGTTGTATGCAAGCTCACCCGACTTAAGTGCCGACGGAGCACCAGCGGAGCCAGAGCTTGCTCGACGCCGGATTTTAAGAGTGACTGCCATTAAAAGTTACCACCAGTGATAGTTAGGTCGTTGTCTAGTTCTTTTGTTGGCGTGAATTGAGAGCCGTCAAACTCCAGTACATGCCCAACATCCCCTGATGTCAGGGCACCAATCGCAGTGGTGTTGAAGAACGAACTACCAGCGAACGGTGGGCCTTGGGGGCCTGGTGTAATTGTTTCTACGATGTTTGTCGTAGATCTTTTGACCTCTACATTTTGTGAGGTGCGTGTGGTCTGAACCAGGCTTGCGGGCCTAGAGACCTCTACGTTTGTCTCAGTTTGGTTGACGCTAATCCTGTTAGCAGGTTTAGAGACAGAAACTTGTGCAGGAACCTCGGTAACTTCTACGAGGTTAGATATTTGATTGACCTTAATAGTTGCCATAATCAAACCCCTGAGATACCTGGATTTAACTTGCTTCTGCCCTCAAGCAGATAGAACTTGTCACCGCTCGGCTCAGTGATCAGAATGTCATAAAGACCTTCCTCAGTGATTGCCTGAGTCACTGCAGCAGTTAGTTTCAGCTGAAACTTACCGACCGCAATATCGGTAAATGTGCTGGTAAATGTTGCCAGCGTATTAGTTGCTGTCCGATCAACCATTTTCGACGTGACTGTATAACCAGCCATGTTCACACCATTGCCTGAAGAATCTTTGTACTGCAGGTCAAGAGTGAAGGTTGCACCCTGGTGAATGGTTATGTCTAGGACGCCAGGATCAACCATGAATGTTACCTAGTATCTCCATTCATTGTATCCACGGTAAATTGAATACAGAGCTGTGGACTTAGTGGAGCCTGTTCTACCACTTAGTATTGTGCTGTCTGTCGTGGGTGGTGCCACGGCAGGTTTTCTCACGCTCGGACGTAAATTTGAGGACGTCGAGAGGCGCAACAGCGAACGTTTTCTGGGGCTCGACAAGCGCGTGGATAAGGTAGAACTGAGGCTTGCTAGGGACTATTACAGCAAATCTGACTTGCAGCATGTGTTTGAACGCTTAGAAGATCGCATTGACCGTATCGATACCAAGCTCGATAAAATTTTACTTGGTTATGATAAAAACGCTCCATCGAGTTAATAAAAATGGGATTCATCGAATCTCCTATCTTCTGGATTATCTTGGCTGCGCTGTCTGAAATCTTGGCGCAGATTCCTAATGAAAAGGTCAAGTCGAATTCTTTGTTTCAGCTGCTGACCGCAGGTCTTTCTGCGGTGCTGAAGGATAAGAACGCAAAAAAGTAGGCTGGCCGCCTGACGGAAAGATGCTCTGGACGTACAACAGTATGTCTGTATGGGAGAAGCTTCGCCGTCTCATCAATAGTCAAAAGTTTTACGCGACGTTGCCCTCAAAGCTCGATCGTGCGGAAGAGCAGTGGCATGAATCTCAACCAGAGGACGGCCCTGATGTAACGGTTACTGAATACGAGCCTGATGGATCTGAAGCGCAGATTCTTCTTGGGGGCGCTTTGCACTCACGCCATAATTCTGTGGAAGAACATGAGTAGGTTTGAGGCAGGGGAACTAAATTCCTTCTTCAAAAATTACGACCCCGAAAACCCACGTCATATTGACGCGGTCAACTTATTGCAGGAAGAGGTTGAAGCCCTGGACGCTGACGCAATGTCTGACTATGCGTCATGGGTTCGGCTGTATCGATCCAGAGTTGGTCTGAATGTAGGTCTCAAGTTCACCCCCTTTCTGTTTGAGAAGCTCACGGGATTCTCAGCTAAAAAATTTGACCAAGAGTTTTGCCACGACTGCGCGTATCTCTTTGAGACGACTGGCTTCAGCAATCATCTCGAAGCTGCTCGGATGTTGATGGCCAACCTAATTCACGAAACCGGCGGGTTTCATTGGCTTAAGGAAAACTCTGATGGCAAGTACCTACGCGGTCGAGAGGATTTAGGCCACGGTCCTGATGAGGGTGAAAGGTGGAAGGGGGCTGGAGTTCTGATGCTGAGTGGAAAGTCAAACTACCAAGCCTTTCAAAAATGGATGTTAAAAAGGGAAGGTATTGACGACCCACTCATTGTTGAGCTAGGGGCAAGTTATGTCGCCGAGAAGTATCCCTTCACCAGTGCTATTTCTTGGATTGAAAATAATCGTCTCTTGGACATTTGTCTTAACGATGGTTTTGATGCTTGCTGCTACAAGATCAACGGTGGATGGGTCGGATACGAAAAACGGATCGACCTCTATGAGAGGTGCCGTAGATACATGGTGTAAAGAACATGCTTCACAAATCAACATTCGTCAAAGGTAAACCCAAGCGCACCAGAATTGGTGACGGCCGCAGAGTGCGGACGACTACTGGTAGAACCAAGCGCTCAGGCCACAGAAAAATCTACAGGGGTCAAGGCAAGCGATGAGTGCCTTTCCCTGGGATATTGCGATTCTGCTCACGTTGCTCATGGTCTTTGTGACCTACTGCATCGTGATCATTCTTCGTATGGATGACTAATTTTCTGCTGGATCCTTATAGCGTTTCCAGCCTGTCGCCCAGCCGTAAATTTCGGGGTTAGTTTCTAACGGGGCCATCTCACTGAAGCCCCGTTTCCATCCTTCTTCGCGCATTATTTCTTCGATTTGATCTTTAATTGCGTTCAAATCGTCTAAGGTTCCGGTGTATCGGAAACGCAGATATTTAATCTTTGAGTCACCCATGTCTAATAGTTGATCCCCTGTGGATCTCCTTATGAAGCTCTATCGCCGTCTCTAGGCTCTTCTTTGCCTTGATCAGATCGTCCAGTTGCTTATCAGGATCGCCCTTGTATTTGTGGGGATAGCGCTGAATATACTTTATCGCGTTTATGGTTACAAACTTAAATAAACCCTCCACACCATACATTGTTTTGGCAACATCGTATGGGGAGATTCCTTTGTTGTAGTGATCAGGATTTTCCGCTTTTGGCGTCAGAAAAGTAAAGTCTTCGTCGTAGTTTTTGCCATCGTCTTCATAACCTTTCTCCTCGTCGTATAAACCGACGCTGGTCTCATAAGAAGAAAGAGGGGTGATAACGACCTTGTCGCGATCATCCCTCCCAGAGGTGGTATTGAACATGGTAAAGACGACTTGTCTTTAGTCATGTAACCAGATTTTTTCTGGCCTTGTTTTGCCCCTCAGGCGGGCTTCACTTGGTGATCTGGTAGGGGACGCCTCGATAGACCAGAGCGATGCTCTGAGCCTTCAGAGAGGCCGTCTGTGCCGCTTTACGGGCAGCCTTCTTA